GAGCCACCGCCATCATTGACAAGCATCAAACCGCCTTGATGATTGTCTGTTCCTGCGAAATATTCTGGAACTTTTTGAGAAGCCACTAAAACAGCTTGTGCTGCTCCAAAAACACCCATTGCAATTGCTAATGGAATATTTGGCAAAGCTTCTACAACCGCCTGAGCTGTATCAATAGCAATATTAAACAATGCTTGTCTTTGTTTTGCTTTATTTTCTCTATTAGCTATTTCTTTACGTTTCTTTTCGTAATCTTCTTCAATTTTTTGTTTAGCTGCTGTGCTATCTCCTGCGAATTTTAATGAAATATCTTTTTGAGCTTCCAAACGTGCATACTCATTTTTAAAATTCATTTCGCTAAATCCTGCTATTATTTCCCCTGCTTTTTGTGCTGAATCAGCTATTTCGTTAAATGTGTCTTTCCAATCGTCTTTGAGTTTATTCATTTGCTCCGTTGGGATTTGCGGAGTTGCAAACCCTTCTGGCAATGCTCCACCTGTAGGAACTGCATTTAATTGTTTTTTCAGCTCCAATAACAATCGTAACTGTTCATTTATTGCTGGTAATTCAGTTTCGTTGGCTATTATTTTTTCAGTCGTTAATCTATCAATTTCTTTATTAATTTCATCAACAATAGTTCCTACTGGTTTTACATAGCTTTGTAAATAGTCTAAATCTTCACGTTTAGCTTTGGCTTGTTTGGATTTTTTCTTGGCTTCTTCTTTTCTGTCGTCTTCAATTATTTTTGTTTTATTATTAGAAACTAATTCAGACAACTTTAAACCTGATTCTTTTGCAGCGTTTTCTGATTCTATATAAAATTTCTTTTTACTTTGGTAAATTTCATTATTTGATAAAGTTTCAAGAGCCGCTAATTTTAAATTTGTTTTTGCTAAACTTTCAACTTCGGCTTTTTCTTTATCGGTTCTGGCTAAATAAGTAAATTTAACTATTTCTTTTCCAAGCGATTTTTCTAATGCTATTTTTTTAGCCGTTAAACTTTCGTATAACCCGATTTCGTCACTAAATCCATTTATAACAATGCCTTTTTTTGATAATATTTTTTTAGCTTCATTGTCCAATTCTTTTTTAGATAAGTCACGGGATATTTCAAAATTCCTTAACTTATTTTTTGCTGCTTTTATTTCGAGTTCTGATATTTTTTCATCGCTTTCACCGAGTTGTTTTAATCTATTTCTTTCTAATATTAGATTATGGTCAATCGTTTCATTTGCATTTTCTAAAGCCTTATTGTATTTGTTTTGTTGAATTTCAAGTTTCTTCAACGCTAATTCAGTATTTCCAATTCCTAAAACTAATTCGGCTAATTTCCCACCATACAACGTTAATAAAGTAACCCCTATACTTAAAAGAGTTTGCCATCCAAAAACAGCTCCAGCCAAAGATTTCAAAACACTAACTGTAGGCTTTCCTTCTGCTGCTAATGCTTTATTTTGTGTTCTAATTCCATTAATAGCATCAAACAAAGCGGGGAAGTTATTTGATAAAGCCATAAACCCAGTATTTACGCTATTTGCAAACGCAGGAGCTTCACGGGATAATTGATTAATTGAATTGCCTAAAGCGTTGAATCCGCTTGCATAATTACCGACATTTCGCTGGTTTTTGCCTAAACTTGAATCAATAGCTTTTAATTTAACATCTAATAAATTTGCTTTTTCAGCAGCTTTTAAAAATTGTATTGATGTTTCACCATATTTTACACCTAAATTTTGAGCATTTACTATAGCTTTTTTATGTTCTAAATCTAATTTTTGATAAGCCCCTACTAGATTACTTGTACTTTTAGCTTCATTTATTGCGTTTTGATTTAGTATTCGTTGATTAACAGCCTCTTCCGCAGATTGCTTATTATTATTTTGCCTTGCGTATGATAATTTCTTTATTTCAATTTCTAATGCTTGAATTATCTTGTTTTGCCTTTCAAGTTCTGCATTCAAAGCGGAAGTATTGCTAACCGCTTTGTCAAGACCAGAAGGTGTTGAAATTCCTGTAATTCCTTTACTTGCCGTAGTTGCACTTTGCGAAATTTTTAACAATTCAGCATCGGCTAAACTTAATTTTGCGATTAAATTTTCAACTTGTTTAATTGCTTCTCTACCAATTACTAAATCTACACTATTTGCCATATTAATTTTGTTTAGATTTTTCCTCTAATAATTTTTTTATTTCAATCCATTCTAAAAGTGTAATTTCTTTTGGATTTAATCGGTATGGATATTGAAGTCCGATAGTAGCTATTTGTAATTCTTTTGTTAAGGAAATACTTTCAATACTTGCGTCCTTTTTTAATTCAATTTCAATCAATGAAATGCGGGTTTTAATTCCCTCACATTGAGTATTTAAACGTTGCAATTCAACCGAATCCCCATCAAGCGTATTTATTTCTGACATTTTAAAACCTTTGCTAGCTAACTCTTTAACAAATAATAAACGAACATTCATTTGGTTATTAGGAAATCCTAACCACATTCTTTTTATCAATGATTTTACAATATTGTATTTTAATCCCAAATCTTTTATTTCTCCCATTTTTTGCAGTCTATTAGTAAACGAACGGTCATCAATTGCTTTGAAATATTCATCCAAGATATTTTTTTCAATAGGTTGCAATGTTTCAATAGATTGTTTTGTTTGCCTACCGTCATAACCAACAATAAACCAGTTTAAATCCGTTGTAGTTCGATATTTATCGAAGTTGTAAAGAGGCAAAGTTTCGATAGTATTGTAAAATTTTGTTTTATTTAGTCTCATTTCTTATTATTTTAAATGTATTTTTTACGTCACCGAAAACAAAATTCTTTAAATTATTATTTGGAATTTCTATCCAATACCCATTTTCCAAAAAATCATATATTTTATCTGTTTCTTTGAATTCAAAATCATTAGGTATTTTTGAAATATCTATTCGCTGCATCTTTCCTGTCATCATAAATATCGTTTTATAAATTTCATTAATTCAGGATAAATTATATCGTAATTCACAATATCACTGTTATTTTTATTTAGTCCAAATAAATTATTATATCCCTTAAAAAACAATGCTTTATCTCCGCTTCCTGTTCCTGTACTGAATATATCAAATTTAGTTAAATTTGGTTGTAAATCAATTTGCATATTCGATAAAAAAGCACCTGTTTCAAAGAAATTATAAGGCGTTCCTGCTACTTTTCTTGGGTCTAATAATTGAGTTGATAAAGAATAAACTCCTTTAAAACGGCTGTTGCTATTATTTAAAACCTGGTCATTGCTTCCGATTCCATCTTGAAAGGCATCAACATTTAAACTGATTATTTTGTCTTCATTAGAGAGTACAATTTTTTCTTGTTCGTTCAGTATTTCGGCTGCAACGAATTGGCATTTTTTTATATAATCGTTTATGGTTGTCATTTACAAATTTCCATTATCTCGTCAAAAATATTCTTTATGCTTTTTTCTTTTTCGACAACTATTTTATGAAAAATTATCTTGTCCTTGACTTTTTCAATAGCTTCTAAATCGGTTTTTGCATTAATGGTTGTCACCATTTTTTTACCTCCTATTTCGAAATATACTTTTCTCATAATTTCTATCATTTCACACAAATATACAAAAAAACCCGTTACAATATGCAACGGGTTTAATTCTCCTTTCTTTAAAATTAAACAGCAGTTACAACAACTGTTTTGACATCGCTTTTATATAAAACATCGGCAGCAGTCAAAACAATATCATCTAAATCTACAGTCACAATATCAGCGGTTGTATTAGCCGTTACAGTAAATGTGTATTTTTTGGTGGTTGCGCTATAAGCTACGGCACTCGGTGTCAAAGGCAGTCCATTACGTGTAAATGTGAAGTCAGGAATCAACAATCCTTCAACTGGATGGATTTTATCCAATAAAAACGCACTTACAACGATAGAAGTTGAAGCGGTTACAATTGGATCAACTGTTAAAATTACTTCATTTACTCCGGTTAACTCTCCATAAGAAAAGTCTAATTGATTGTTTTCAATCCAAGACATTCTTTCGTCGATTTCAGCTCTTTCGGTCAATTGCAAAACAACCGTTTGAGAACTTGCGTCTGTTCCATTTGCGCCCATATATTTTCCGTTTTCAAACATTCCAAGAGTAAAACCTTTTGGTTCATTTGCTTTTGTAACGGTTAAAAACATCGAATTGTCAACATCAAACAAAATCAAGTCATAAGCATTGAATCCGCTCAAAGAGGTTAATGCTTTGTGAAAATTGATGCCGTTATCAAAAGTAATTGTATGCTCATAAGGATTTTTACCAGCTACTACTTTAATTCCAGAACCTGCACGGGTAATAATGTTGTCATCTGCTGTGTTATCTTCGAAAGATACAACACCTTGTAGCATAATTAAAATTCCGTCTTGCTGCAATTGACGCATATACGTCTTAGTGATTTCAGCATTGAACTTATATCCTTTTTGGACTAATCCCAACGCTGTTACACGCTTTCTGTCCATTCGGCAACCTGCTAAACCAGTACCTAATACACCTGATTGCGAACAATCAACGGTGTTAATTTGTGTTTCTAAACTCATTTTATAAATTTGTTTGAGGTTAATTTTTCAATTGTTTTTTTGTCAGTAAGTTGGATTTTTGACCCAACTTTATACAATTTATCTACCGTGATCTCTTTGATTACGGTAAATGTTTTTGTTTTTACTTCTTTTTCAGCCATAGATTAAAATTTAATGTTTTGTTTTATGCAACCACTTGTTAACTCAATTTCAACATCTAATACTAAAACATTCCAGATAGTGACCAATCCTTTGCCGTTGTCGTTTACGCTGTAATTTGGCTTTAATTCTTTATCGATAGTGCTTCCAACTATTTTAGAGATTCCGCTACTATTTAGAAGCGTTATAAAGTTGTTGTAAACGGGTATAAGGATTTCTTTGTAATCAGTTTGGTATTGAGTGGCATTAAATGCGTCAACATCGTTTGAACGTGTCGCAATTACAAATCTTGCATTTCTTGTAACTCGATTTCGTAAAAGGTCATCGGTATCTTTCGAAGTTACTAGCCAAATAAGCGGGTATTTCGATATGCTTTCTTTGAGCACAAGGAATTTGTTTAACACATCAATAGTACCCCAATCGTACCGCACATCGTGTGTGTCGTTCCATTTAGGCATCAATGCAACTAATTCCCTTAATTTCTCTTCAAAAACTATCATATCCCAAAACTGTTTTTGGTTTCGTAAACTTTAAAATATTCTGGCCTCCAATTTGTGAAATCAGCTTGTTTATCCATCAAATAACCATAAAGACTTTTTTCAGCATTATTGCAGTACCAATCTACGAAATTATCAACGATAACAGGCTCTTGTAAAAATTCGCCCTGATATTGTTTGATAAAATTTTGGTGCGCTCCGGCAATAAGATATTTGGGCGTTTGAGTGGTTGCGTTTTCTGGATTTACTTTTTTTGCTCCAGTTGCTGAAAGTCTAATATCCGTTTGAGTAACGAATTCTTGATAAATGTAGTTGGCTATCAATGAATCATCACTATCTAAACCTAACCATATTTTACCATCATACTCGTCGCCTTCAATCAGTTTTTTAAACTTTAAGTTTTCCAGTTCGTCAATTGTTTCATCTGTTAACGCTTTAATTTCGTTGTAAAGAGATAAGCCCAACGCATTTAGTAATATTTCACGTTCCAATTTAATACAAAGATTATATAATTCAGTAGCGTTGTTTGGCGTACTTGACGGATCAACAACCGCTAACGGAATATGGATATAGTTTTGATTTTGGAAATATGTACTATTTACTATTTGCATTTTTTAACGGTTTTTCTTTAAATTCTTCAAAGAGTTTTATTTCAAATCCTTTTTTCAAAACGTCTTTGTCAGTTACTTCAATTAAGGCGGATTTTTTATAACCCGCCCAATCTTTTAACATTACGACTTTCATCTTTATGGTTTAGTCAACGCTGTAACTGCATCAGAGAAGTCACCGTAAACGAATGCTCCATAATGATTTGATTTTACCCTGTGAACTAAACGAGCTTCGGCTAAGATAGTCACTAAGTTTTTTGTAAAGTCATCATTTTCATAACCCACGTTAATGGTCAATCCCTCTTTAAAACGAACTCCTGATTTAGCGAAGTCACCAACCAAAAATTTGTCGATTGTTACCCCTGTGTTGGCTACTACACGGATACCGCTTACGATTGTACCGTCCAAGGCAGCGAAAGGCGGCATAACATATTGACCAGTTGAGTCTTTTGTCAATTCCATAGAGGCTACATCTGTTGGATGCAACACAATGTAGTTAGGTTCAAATAAAGCTACTCTAACCTGATTGATTGCAGTTCTCAAAACATCCCATTTGCTAGGCGTTGGAATAGCCAAGGCAAAAGCACCAGCAGCCCAAGCGGTTGCGGTAGTCGTGATACCTTTAAGGTTAACTGTCAAACCATCACCTGATAATAATTGGTCATCAATTTTCAAGTTGATTAACTCGGTCAATTCTTGGTCAATTTCTGAACGCATTAACTCAACGTCATCCAACATCTCTTTGGTAACTTTGATGTAAGCGGTTACCTTTTTAACATTGGCCGAAGCAACAACTAAGTCGAAGTCGGCTTGTGATTTCAATGCTCCCTCTGCTGTCATTGCAGCTCCGCCGTCAAGATTTTTTTGCTCAACCCATTCCCAAACGTTTGACATAATTGTCCCAACGTTTACCAATTGCAAGATATAAGGGTTACGTCTTACAATCCTTGTAATTCCTTGCTCTCTTTCGGCCTGTGGAACTTGTCCGGTAACGTTTGTAGATAGCGCCATTGTTCCAGCTGCTTTCAATGTAAATTGAACGCTTGAACCTGATTTTTCTTTCATTGCTGCCAAGTCAGATTTTTTGCTCTCCAAGATTGAACCCAAAGTTTCTTGTGTGTTTTTGTCAACTCCTTTGGTTTCCAATCCTAAAACACGCAAAGCAATTTCCTCAATATCTGATTTAATTGTTTTTACGTCCTCGCCTTTTGTTTCTAAATCTTTTACTTTCGAAAGTACTTCGATAAGTTCAGATTTGGAAACGGTTTCGTTTTTCATTGCGTCAATTTTTAGACCCAATTCTTTGATGATTTCTTCCATTTTTTTAAAATTTGTTTAATAGTTCTTTTAATAATTCTTTTGCCTTTTGAGTGACTTCAATTGTCGGCTCTTCTTTTATTTCGGTAGTGTCTTCGACGGCTTCCGTTTTATTGTTTAGTGTTGGTGTTATTGGATTGCTCCCCATTACTACCGCACTACCTTCTATTATTTTAGCTTCTGTTACTGCCCAGAAATATCCTTTTGCGTCCGCCAATTCCTTGTTGGCTATGCTTGGATAGTATTTATCCCAAATTTCTTTTTCTTCTTTGTCCCATTCGGCTTCTGAATTGATTGCCATATCAATTTTTACGTAACGCATCCCTACTGAATGATTTTTAACCCAACCGTTTTGATACTGGTTAAGCATAAACTCATTACGTTTTTTCTCGATTTGGCTGTCGAAAATCAATGCTTCTGTTTTTCCATCAAAAGACAATCCCAACTGTTTCCAAGTCATTGATTGAACGCTTCCTTTTGCAGTATCGGTAATAACTTTATCGAATTCCCTTTCGTGTTCTTGCAAATGCAAAAACAAAACATTGTCTTTAATTGATTTATTCCAAATCCCGTTAATATGAACATCTCCGTGGCTATCAAGGTAGTTGGTTGTATTGATTACCACCTTAACGTTCAAAACATCCGGATTTTCATTTTCCAAAAGTTCTTCTTTGTTTGTGTCAAGTTTCTTAATAGTGTCCGTGTAACCAAACGAAACAGCATCAGCGTTTTTTGTGATAGACTTTTTTAAAGAAATCAATTCTTTTTTATTGTCTTTCAATGCTTTGAAAAGTTCCTCCTTTGTTTGGAACTCTTGGTTTGGAAATTCTGCTGCTATTATCATTTCTTTACAATTTTAGACATTTGTTTTTCTTTGTCGGCTTTCAATTTCTCAATTTGCGCCTTTGTTAATTCAGGCTTTTTTACTTCTTTCATAACCCTAAAATTAATTTAAAATCATTACTCAATCTCTTTTGTTCTTCCGGTGTTTCATAAATCAAAGTTTCTTGAAACGCTTTCAATGTTTCTATTTTGGTTTTCATTACCAACTGCATAACGGGTAAATGATTGTAGCTTGCTACTAAACTTTCTCCTTTGTCAATCAAACCGAATGCGCTTGCAAAGCTATTCATTGTGTTGTTAGCATCGGTCTGGATTGAGTTTTGCACATAGTCTAACATCGCTTTTTCTTTATTTTCGTATGTGCTTGATCCATTACTGAAATAGTTCAAAACGTCCTTAGACATATCAAAAGCATTTAAGCAAGTCAAAGCATCGGCACTAAGTTGCTCGTCTAAATACAAACGCTTCATATCGCTAACCAAGTGCTGTGCTTTGATGTTTGCGTTTGTGATAAGTAGCGATTTACGTGCAATCTTCGAGAATATATCGTCTCTATCTGGTTTTTGTATTTGAGCCTCATTCCCATCGCCTTGACTGGCCATAAGATATTTTTGGGTCATTTTCAAGTTAACATTTTTAGACAGCAAATTTTCTTCGATGTTTTCAACGGTCTTTGAAATCCCTTTTAAACGTGATGGAGAACTCATTAACGAATTACAAATTAAGCCGTTGGCTAAATCATAAGTAGGAATAATGTCTTTTAGTTTGATTTCAAATGTTTGTCCATCCAATTTGTAGATTATTTTTTTATCTCCATAAGCCGACAATTCAGCTTTAGTGTAGATAAACGATTTTACTTTTTCAGTATCGTTTAAGTCAATTTCAGAAGGAATAAGGTTGAATATTGCTTTTGTTGAATTTAAAGCATCTACTTTATAAGTGAAGTTAGTACCGGCTGCGCTTAAAAACCACATTTGCTGAAAGAAGAAGTCTTCCTGTGATTGAAAATAATTAGGTTGTTTGAATAATTTAATTATTTCGCTATTTTCAATTGGTTTGCCTGAACTATTCAAATGAGTTATTTTCATTTGAGAATAGATTTTTGAACGCAAGGCAATAATAGCTAATAAAATAGGGTTACTTAAAGATTGTTCTAAATATTTTGTAGAGTTAGTAAATCCTGATTGGTCTAAAAAAGAATAGGTAAAAGTTCCATTACGGTCACGTTCAACCGATACACTTTTACCCCATAATCCAAATAATCCCATATAATCGATGTTTCACAACATTAATAATTAAG